GATATGAGATTAATTAATAAAAATTCAAAAAGAGGCATTGTTAATTTATTTGCCGAATTTATTTTATCTAAAATTGATAAAAATAAAGATTCAATAATACAAGTTTCTGACGTGGGATCTTTTTATGTTGTAAACGGTATAACCACAAGTGAAATTTTTTTAGATATAAATTTAATAAGAGACGAATTTACCGAAAAATTTAAAGAAATATTAATTGAATTAAATATTAAATTAATTAATGTTGTTGACGTTATAAACTATAATCAAAAAATAAGTAACATTGAAACAGGTTGGGTGAAAGTTAATAAAATTCCATTTACACAGGAATATGAACCTTTAAGTGAAATTTCAATTAATTCTGAGTTTCCATATGGTCATAGTTTAAATTGTGGTAGATTAATGGTTTATTATAGTCATTATGTTTTTAACCAAATTTCATCAACAATAGGTTCAGAAAGTATGTATATTCATTTATTACCTAAAGTAGATGATGAGGTTGATATTAAAGTTGTGACTACATCAATTTATAACCCACAAACAATTAGATCACTGATTTTAGACGTATTTGACTTTGATTTAGAGAACTTCTCTAATAGAATGGAGTCTTATGACCTTATCCAAGATATATTGGATCCTGAGGGAGAAAAACCATACTTGGTTCAGGACAGATTGGAAGATGTTATTATCTTCTAATTACCCATTAATAAATTCTTTAATAATTTTTACTCCTTCATTAATATCTTCAAAATCTCTATCAGGAGCAAATAATCCAGTAATTGGATCATCATCTGGTGACTCTATTAACATAAATGATGGAACATACTCATTGTTAGTTACCTCAACAAATAAATTATATTCCTCCTCATATTCATGTATATCACGATCAACATAATCAACATTTTCTTTATCCAACATTTCTTTTAACATATGACAAAACGGACATTGTTTCATCGTAAATAATACTACAACTTTATCCATTGATTAATTCTGTTAACATACCTTTTAGATCTTTTTCATTTAACATTCCCACTTTTGTTTCAATAACATTCCCCCCATTTATTACTTTAATAGTAGGAATACTTCTAATACCTAATGATGCTCCAACCTCACGATTTAAATCTACATTCATTGTATACATTTGAACATCGGAAGTATTTTCTTTTGATATCGTTTCAAAAATAGGTTTCATCATTCGACAAGGTCCACACCATTCCGCCCAAAATTCAATAATTAATTTTTCACCTTTATTGATTTTTTCTTGTAATTCTACACTTGTAATTTCCATTTGTTTTATTATTTTAATATTTATTATCAATCAGTTTATTTTAGTTTTGATAAATTTTTTATAAAAAACTTAACTTCTTCTAATTGACTTACGTCGTAATAAACTTTTATTTTAAAGTTTATCTCAGATAATGTAATCTTTGATAAATATAAATAGAATCCTGATCTATTTTTAAATATCCCATCGGAGTGTTTAATTTCTCCATTATATTCAAAACTATTAAGATATTCAACTTCAAAATTTTTTTTTATTAAGAGTTCAGGTTCTATTGATAAAACACTGTTAACATTAATTATTGCATATAATTTTTGATGTCTTTCTTTTAGAATATCTAAAAAATTTTTTTCTTTTGTAAAATATTGTTCTTCCATTAGAAATTATATCATTAATTCGGCTGTCTCCCAAAGTTTTGTGTTTAATGTATTTAAAGAAATGATATTTTTTAATCCTCTCAATCCTGTTTTACGTCCTGTTTGTGATTTATATTCAATTCCACCACGAACAAATTTCTCTTGTACTACATTAAATACTCTCCATAGGTCATCTCCTTCGTCTTCATTACGATTAGGTGTTAACAAGTCAACTAAATCAAGTGTTGAGGGTACTGATCCTGCTGTCCACCTAAGTTTAGAGGCTTTTTGAACAAAATCTATTTTTTCGGACATAGTAAGTTGACGTTCCATCATTCTTCCAACAGACTGTTGAATTATTGGTAATTTTTTTGCAAAACTTTCAGTTAAACTTTTAACATCATCAAGTTGAAAATTTTTGTGTCTAAGTTTAAATTGGTCAGCCACTGATGTTGGAACTGTTAACCCATTACTACATACTAATCTGTGGAGTCCAGAACTCATTGAAAATGCGCACATACCATTGTGAGAGTTTCTAATAATCGCCTCAACTAAAGTATCCCCAACCGATGGAAGTTGTTGGTTACGAAACTTTACTTCATGTACTGAGTGTATACCCTTACCATTTTGGTTAACTGATGAAATTTCCCACCCTTCTCTTTCAAAATATTCCATAATTTTGTCGGTAGGAACAAATTCGTACTTGTTTGTCATTTTTGACGATGGAGATGTTGCAAAAATAGACGGTGCCGTTGTTTTAATTAATTCTGTTGTATAGTTCATATTTTTAAATTTTAATTATACAACAAAGATAGTCTTTTTTTTTTAATCAACAATACTTTTTTTAAAAAAATTTTAATTTAAAAATATATTACCAAATTTTGTTTTTAATATAATATTTTCAATATTTTTAATATCGTCTTTTTTTTCATTTAAATTGGGGTCTTGAAGTTCAATAACAATATCAATTATTTGTTCTTTACTTAATATCAAATCTTTTTCTTCTTTTACGTTTTTTAAAGATCTTTCTTTCATCTTATTGTAAAAAATTTCTTTTTCTATATTACCAACTAAGTCTATAAAATCTTTTGGGTTTTTTTCAAAAAAAGTAATCATTTGACTAATGTAAATTTCAACATCTATATTTTTCATAAACTATAAGTTAAATTGATGTGATTCCTTTACAATGTTGTTTCATATTATCGGGGAATTCTACTAAGAAAAAATCTTCATCTATTGTCATATATTTTCGTAAAACGTCTGGAATTATAATATCTGGATTAGATCCCTCAATTGAAACAAATTCTAAACAGGTTAAATTTACCATTGATTTAGGTAACCTTTCTAACTCAATATTATTAGTTAAATTTAAAAATGTTAAATTTTTACATTCACCAATACTTTCAGGTATACTTTTGATCATATTATCAAGAACCAAAGTGTCTAAATTCTTAAATTTACCAATTGATTCCGGTAAATCTAACCGTATTGGAGATGTTCCTTTATTTTCAATATTAATAAATTCAATATTTTCTGATAGGGATTCAAAAAATTCTTCAAACCCAAACATCACAATAAATTTAGATGGGTCATCTTTAGGGTACTGTAATATTACTTTGTTATCCGCAAAAATTGTATTTAGTTCATTTTTATATTTTCGTTTTAAATCTCTAAAATATGGTCTCATTTCTTTAGATAAAATTACTTCAATATCGTTTTCCGTTACTTCTTTTAAAGTTTTTGTTAATATTTTTTCTTTTTTCTTAGAAACATAATATGACATTGCCCCAGGTGTTAAGTTCCTAACCATATTACCATTTAATTCATTTCCAAGACCAATATATTTTTTTTGCAATTCTTCAGGTAAATTACCAAATATTTCAGCCCCATTAGTAATATTATTAAAATCAGGTCCTCTTAATTCCATCCATAATTCAACCTCTTCTATTGACCCTAATTCTTTAACAGGATCAGATGTGGTAAGATTAAGACTTTTATATTTTGTTAGTTTTTTTGTGTCTTCATCAGTAAATGGTTTTGGTACAAGATAATCTTCCTTACCTTTAAGACTAGGAACTTTTTGAGTTATTTCATTCCAAGATATATCTTCCCCTCCCGCAAATCGACCAGAATTTGATCTATCCGCTAATCTCATTCTTCCGTACTTATCAACAAGTATAACAACTGCATAATTTAAGTCAGATTCTTCAAGGTTTTTACTAATAACATAATACAATGTTAAGTTTTGATTTAATCTATAATTGTAATAATAATTACTTGATCCTTCCCATGATGTACACCATCTTCTATCGGGAGCATATTTTTTTCTAATATTAATACACTTATGTTTTTGATCAGGAGCAAAAATTAATATGTCATCATCTTCATATGCAATATCCACATCACTTACGTCAATTTCAGGCATACTATATTGATCTTCCCCAGCTGGAGTATAACCATCAACAATGTGTTCAAATTCATCAAAAGACATAAATGAACTTAATTTTGTGTTTAAGGGTATTAATAAAAAATTAGTTACAAATCTTTTAACTCTTGGTAGTATAACTGTAAGTGGATCCTCATCAGGAATTTCTTTTGCAAATTTCTCAGTCATTCTTTTTGTTAATGCATTTTCGCCGTTCTCATTAAATCTATCAAAATATTTTCTAACAAGACTATCAAGTTGTGATGGGTTTAAATCTGTAACCGGATTTTTAAAGGCTCTATCTTCAGGAAACAATGTTTTTAACTCAAAATATTTTTTAATATTTTGTTTTGTTAGTAGTAAATCCGTTCCTTCGTATTTTGTAACAAATTCTTGAGCAAAACTATCAAGATCTTTTTTAGTTTGTTGTTTTGTTGATTTATCCTTTATTAATTGTTTTAACTTAATATAGGTGTGTTTAAAAATATCCTTATCTTCGTTAGCAAAACCACTTTTAAATCTTTCAAAGTCAGAAATAACTTTTTTTATATCATCCTCGTTATCGTCTGTTTCTAATGAAAATTTATCAACTAATCGTTTAATTGTTGATTCAGGATATTCTAATAATATTTTTTGTATATTTAGATTTTCATTAATTATCTTTGACAAAATTTTTACTAATTCCATAATATTTTTTTACTATAAATATCATTTAAATAAAAAAAAAACAAATTATACATAAATATGCTTAAACATATCCAATTGTTCTCCAACTTTTATTTTTTTAACTTTATTTTCACCGTAATTCATAATTAACAATTCTTCCCCCATATTTTGTTTGATTCCACTTTTAGCTGATGCGGCTTTGGCAAATTCTTTCATTTCCCACGAGTATTCATCTGCTGGAAACCATTTTCTTAAAATTGGAAAATCATAATAACTAAGTGAAAATTTTCCTTTTATTTGTTTTAAAGAATTTGCTAGTCTTTCATGGTCATTTCTATCAAAGTCATGGTTTGAATAATAGTTCTCTGTTTTCCAATAGGGTGGGTCAACATAAAAATATGTATTTGGTGAATCATACATTTCAATTAATATTTGAAAATCTAAATTTTCAACAAATGTTATCTTATCAAAATGATCTCTAAATTCTTTATTTTTTAATTTATCCATAAATATTAAAATTTTACATCTGTATTTACCTTTATAATCGGTATATTTTGATGTTTCAGGTTTAGATCCAGAAAATACCTGAGTTAATACATACACATATTTTGCGGCAACCTCAAATCTATTATTTTCAGTTATATCAATTCCACTATGAAAAACTTCTTGTTGGAACTGATTAAACATTTCTTCGTATTCTGGAGGTGTATTTTCAACCCCTACCTGTTGACAAGGGTATTTATTTAGTTCATCCCAAAGTCTGTCATAATCTTTAGAACATCTAAATAAATTGGCATTTAATCCATTAAAATCATTATAAACAACAGTTTTAAGGTTTGGGTACTCATTTAACTTTGTTTTAAAAAAGACCCAATACATACCACCAAATGGTTCAACATAGGTTTCAATGTTTTTTGGGATAAATGGTACAATCCATTTACCAATTCGAGCCTTTCCTCCGATGTAAGATATCATATATATATGTTTTATATAAAAATAATAATTTTATATTTATTTGTCAAATATGTAACACTATATTTATTAAAAAAGAAAGTATGAAAACTGAAGCAACACAAGTAACCGGATGTAAAAAATGTGACCAATCGTCAAGTAAAACACAAAAATTTATTTTTATTACTGGAGGAATAATGTTTTTATTGACAATATATGGTTTAGTTTCCTTAATATATGATATTAAATCACTATTTTAACTTCTATTGTATTTAATATATTGATTTATTAATAAATCGCCATTATGTTGGCCTTTATACCCTTTTCCTTTAACTCTTAATGGTGTTGATGTATCGACATTATTTGGGAATTTAACATTTATCTTTCCATCTGGATGTGGAACATCAAATGATCCTCTTTTTAAATCATCAAGATTTAAAAAAGCACTATATATAAGATTTGACCCTAATTTTTCAAAGTTACCCTCATTAATTGTTTTAACTCTAATAACCAAATTACCATATCCCCCGTTTCTATAATCACCAAGTCCTTGTAATCTTAAAAACTGACCATCATCAATTCCATGTGGTAGCTGGATCTCGATTGTTTTAATCTCATTTTTTGTTCCTTGTCCTCCACAAGCATAACACGCTGCTGTTGTTATTTTACCAACACCATTACAAGTATTACACGCTACTTGGACTATCTGTATAAACATTCCTGTACCCATTTGTTTTACAACAAATCCTTTTCCATTACAAACATTACATGGTTTTTTCTCCCCCCCATTTCCATTACATGGAGGACATTTATCTTTTCTGTTATATGTTATACCTTTTTTACCCGCTAAGTATGATTCCAATACACCAATATTTATATCAATTATGGTGTCGTGAACTCTATTTTGTGAACTACGACCACCAAACATATTATTCATAATGTCATTCATTGATTGACCTCCAAAACCGTTCATGTTAGAAAATGGGTTATTTCGTTGGTTGTTGTATTGTGATCTTTTATTTTCGTCTCCAATAGTATCATATGCGGTTGAGATTTTTTTAAACTTTTCCTCATCTCCACCTTTATCGGGGTGATTTTCTTTAACTAAATTTCTATAAGCTTTTTTAATTTCGTCTTGAGTTGCACTTTCTGTAACTCCTAACACATTATAATAATCTTCCATATTTATTTTTACTAATTTATAATTATACTTAACAAATATATCATAACCAAATGAGTAACTTTATAATTGTTTTATTTAAAAATAAGATAAAAAAGAAAATAATAAAGAAATTTAAAACTTATAATAACGCAAAAAAATTTTATGATAAAATTTTAAGTGAAAGTAATACAGTTATTTTTAATATGGAGACAGAAAATGGTAAGTATTGTGAATATGAACTTGGGTTTTTAGAAAGAGGTGTTGCCCACAGACCTTATTTTGTTCGAGATAAATACGGAAGACAAATAAGGGTTGATCTTGAGGATCCTAATTTTAATTTAAAAATACTTAATGACTATAAAAAAGAAGAATTATTATTTGATATAACAAAATCAAAAAGAATTACAGTTTTAACAATGATAAAAGAATATCTTCCAAAAGTAGGAATAAAAATGATTTCTAAACTGAATAATAAAATTATTATTCAAAATAACGAAAAAATACATTTGTTTTCATTAAAGACTGAAGAGGATTCAAATAGACTAATAGACACTCTATCAGAATACATGATTAACCAAGAAAGGATTGATTGTATATTAATTAAAGATGGGTCAAAAGAACAAAAAAAGTACATGTATGATCTTTTAAATAAGAATGGTTATGATAAATCAATTCTTTACCGTAAGTTTACCACTTATAAAAGATTTTAATTTACCAAAAATACTAATTTTTACAGGTTCTTCTATTTTAATTGTATTTTCTAAAATAAAAACAACTTCAATTCCCGATAAATCAATTTTAAACTGATTAAATCCACTATCTATATGTCTAAAATTAGACTGTACTTTTTTAAAATCTTCATAATTTAATTCAAAAACAATAAACGATTTTCCATTTGGGAATAATGTTTGAATTCCATCAGTTATCAATGCCAATTTTTCTATCACCCCATCAACACTTTTTTGATTTTTTCCCATAATGTTAATTTTATTTCTTTTTGGTTTAAGACAATATCTTCTTTTTTTATTTTTTTAATCTGTTCAATAAACCGATTTTTTTCATTTTTTAAATTAAGAACATCTTTTTCAATTTCATTATTTAACCACTGTTGGGTTTTCTCCGGATGGCTTAATAGTTTCTTCTTTGTCATCTAATTCAATTTTATTTTCAGTAATTTCAAATTTTAATGCTTGTAAATTATTTAAATTTTCTTTTTCAAACATTTTTTTTAATTCATCAACTTTTATTTGGAATAATCTTTCTTTTTCTTCTCTTTCTTTATTATATGCAATAATATTTTTTATGTTAAAGATTGTTTCATCCACTAACTTTTCACTAAACTCAGAAACAAATGAAAAGGATCTATGTCCTGTATTTGATTTCTGATTTTCAATTACTTTTTCTTCGTTAACAAATTTTTTGGGTAATTTCCATGTATCCGGAAACTCAATATCAAAAGATAAATATGATTTTAGTTTCCTAACTGATTGTAAATACGGAAAAAGTATTGTAAATTCTTTATATATGCTCATTTATACTTGTATTAAATACGTTATTAAATAACTTAATGATAAACCATTGAATAAAATTTCCCTATTACTTAAAACCATTTTTTCTGGTTTTGTTTGTAACAGGGAAATAATAAATTTTAATGTTGTTCTCACCAATAAAATTGTTGAGAATATAAAAACAAATAAATATATTGTTTCTATATTAGTCATTTTTTTTTGTCTCCAAAATTTCTCCACGAAGAGTTTGTAATAAGGATTTTAATTCTTGTGATGTTTTTCTAGCTCTTGTTCCAGCGCTTTTATTTCCACCAAAAAATTTAGTTACATTAAGATTTAATTCTTCATTTAGAGAATTGATTTTTTCTAAAGTTTTCATTTTTTAAATTAATAATAGTTTATTTTGTATATTTAAGTTTAATAAAAAAAATGTTGTTTGTAAATACTACAGGACCATATTTTTATCTAATGACTTATAAATGTTTAATATTATATCTAAATCAGATTTGGTAAACGATTTTTTTCTATTAAATACATCATTAAAAAATGTTTCAATTGTTTTTCTCATCTTATCTTCCTTTTGGTCGTAGAACGTATCTATAAAAAATTGATTAAAATAATCATAATGTTCTCCTTTATCTTTGAAGACTATATTTTCTTTATTGAAGTTATTAATGGTTTTATCCCAACACCAATCAAAGTGTTTTTGTTTGTCTTCATTTGACATAACAATTTTAGTTTCATTTATATTATCCTCTTCACCCAAATAAGTCTCGAGTATTAAATAATATAAAGAAAATGAAAAGTCATAATACAATTCCATTTTTTCGGAAATTATATTATTTATCCTGAACCAGATATCTACATCTTCAGGTTTAATTGGTTGGGTTATATAGTTAAAAAAATTGTCCATAGATTAATACCTATGGACAAATGATAATAAAAATTTTTTATATGTAAATTATTGGGTTTTTTCCTTATACCCCATTAGTAATTTCATTCTATTAAACTCTTCAGTTAATTTTATTTGTGATTTATGATCAACACTTTCATTATTAAGTTTTAAACCTTTACCTGTCTCCTGACCTGGTTTATCACTAATAATTGGTTGTGGTGATTTATTATATGCTGCTCTTTTAGCTTTATTGTAAGATCCTTTCTTACGGGTTTTATTTATATTTTTATTAATATCAGTTTCTTCAGAATTTGCCCACTCTTTATTATTTCCGGTTTTAGAAGATCCTTCAATATTATCGTCCATCCAATCTTCATTTGGATGCATTTCATCATAATCTAAAGTTTGCATTCCAGGTCTTAAATAATCATCAATAAATTCATTTCCATCATCAGATACTTCATAAGCTTTTTTCTCCATTTTTTCTAACTCACCGTTACCTTTTGGAAAATGTTTTGGGTTAGTATTAAATTTCTCTTTAGATCCACTTTTAGTATAATCTAACATTTTTTTAGAAAATTCTTTCATGTAATTTTCATTTTCTTTACCAGATCCTTTATGTGCTTTTTCATAAGCTTCCAAACCTGCTGGTGTTTTTCCTTTTTTTATATTATTTTTTTCTTTTTCTTCAATAATAATATTTTCTATCAGATTAATAATCTCGTTTTCTGTAAACAATTCAGACCCGTAATCAGAATTTAACTTATATAAAACACTATTACTTTCTTCCAACGAAGAATTATCGGTATACTCTTTATTACCAAGTTTAAACTTACCACCTTTAGGTGTTTGTTTTAATTTTTTTGTAAAAGCATTTCCTTCGTAAGTTTCTTCTTCCTCCATTGACCTACTACCGCATTCTTCACAGGTTTCTTTTTTATTTCTTAACATTTTAAAATCTTCAGAGTCAATTCTGTTATTCTTGTTCTTATCGATATTTTTTTGTTTACCAAATAATCTTTCAGTTATTTCTTCAATATCAGAATCACTTAATTTATTATTGTTTCTATAACTTTTATGAGTCTCTAAAACCTCACTATTTTTACTATAACCACATGATTCACACGCTTCACCTTCTCTAATTTCTCCACCACATGATTCACACATTTCTCCTTCAACATAATCAAATGAAGTTCCAGGTTTATTAAATTTTAATTTTTCCATTACTTCTTTTGCTTTATCCTCTAAAGTTTCATTAAGAATTTTTTTTAATAAAACATTATAATAATTGTTATTTTTCATTTTCTTGTTTATATATAAATATCAAGGTTTATTCAATTTTTCCATTTCTAAATAAATTATATTTCTAATATAATTTTCTGTTATCCCATAAGATTCACTTATATTGGTTATAACTCTTTTTAATCCTTTATTTTCAAAAATTTTAAGTGCGTTAATATCTCCTTGATTACAGTAAGGAAACTTTTTACATTTTTTCTTAACCTGAACAAATTTACCACCAGGAATCTGAGTTTTACGGCTTGGTCCCCAATCTTTTTTGTTAGTTGACTTTGCCCATATCGAGGGTCCTGAGTATTGACCTGATGATGCCGATCCTGTGGCTTCTTTTGTTTCTCTTCTACTTGGTCCGTTAGAATGTTTTTTGTCTTCACATTTACAGTTTTTCATATCACAAATAGGACACTCACTTTCTTTCATTTCACGACCAAATAATGGTGCCGAATAACCACCCGAACTGCCTGACCCTGTTATCTCTTTAGTTTCTTCTTTTTTACTTTTAGTTATTTCTAATAATGAACGTAAAAAATCGTTAATATCTTCAGGATTTTCTAACATTTTTTTTAATTCGGATCTTGTTTTACTTACCGACATTTTGTTTTTAACTAATGTTAGTACGTCATTTAAATTAGTTTTTTTATCTTTTAAATAATCTTGTGGTTTTGTTTTTTTCTTTTTTTCTTTTTCTTCTTCCATTGGTTGGAAGTTTTTTCTTTGTTTGGACAAGTCAATACCATTTACCCCCAAGTTATTTGCGGCATTATTATATTCTTTATTAAACATGTTAATCATATCCATTATGAACTTTTAAATTTAGATTCCCAAAAATTTCTTTGTTGGTACATTATAGTGTAAAACTCTCTAAACGATTTAATTATTAATTCTTTAACATCTTTCTCTAATTTACCTCGTTTCATCTCTTTCGAAATTCTTTCTAATAATTTATCTTCAAATTGTTTGGCTGTTGCCGACCCTAAAAAGTCTTTTATTTCTTTTTTTATTAATGATTCAATTTCCCTTTTATCCGATTGTGTTAGTGCCATTTTATTTTACTATTATCCCATATGTTAATCCTCCTATAATTGCTGAGGAAATAATCTGAATTATTGTATTTTTTCTTTTTAATTTTCTATTGTCTGATGTAAGATCTTTATTAATATTATCAACAATTTGAAATTTATCATTTGTTTTTTGAATAATTATTTCACTTGTTTTAATCTTTTCTTCCATTGTTATAATAATAGATTGTTGTACCTCAATTTTTTTATTTAATTCAACAACCTCATCTTTGTTTAATTTTAAAATTGCGGAAATAGAGTCCAATTTATTTAGGTCTATCATGATCTGTTTTCCTACTTTATAAGGAATACATATTTCAGTAGTATCTTCTTTTTTTGTTGTTTGGGATAAAATAGAAACCCCAAAAGACACAAATAATATTAGTATTAAATTTTTCATGTTTTAAAAATTATATCTTAATCGTAATAAACTATCAATTTGTTTAGGGTTTGAGTTTTTAATTTTATTACCTTTTTGTTGGTAATAGTTATTAACAACTTCTTTTTTAATTTTAATATTAGATATTGTTGAATCAATTTTATATATCTCTTCATTATATTTTGTTATTTTTTCATCTAATTTTTTTTGATAGTTAATCATACTATCAATATCTTTATTAAGTTGTTCAATTTGTTTTTTATCCTCTTTTGACATTCCATTATCAACTTTTGTCATATCGTAAATAATTAAACCAATTAATATAATTACAAATGTTAATATAATGTATTTGAAGTTTTCGTTTAAAAAATTTTTCATATCTCACTTGTTTTTTTTCTTGATGAAACAATTTTAGACCATTTGGTTTTAAATTTTTCATAATATGTTTTTAATTTTAACGATATTTCATTAAATTCATCATCAAGTTTGGTCATAGTTCCATTTATATATACCCCATTTGTTTCCCCAATTGAAAAGAAAAAATCTAAATCTAATTCAGTTATTTTTCCTGACCATTCAACATTTGTTGGATATAAATTTAATTTATTAAAATCAACGATTTCAGTAACATCTTGTTTAAACTCATCCATACTTTCTTGAAAAGCGGATTTATCATCAGTTGTTAATTGTAAATCTGTTGTGTTTTTACTATGAATAACTAAAACCCCTCCCGATATTCTATATGCCTTTTTTTTATCTGATTTAACTTTATCAAATTCTTTATATTCATATTCATCTTTTTCCGCAGTTTCATACTTATCCTTTTGTATCTTATCTTCAATATCTGTCATTACATCTATTTTATTGTCAGTATCTTCAACAGGTTGTTCAATTAATAAACCATAATTTTTTTTAATATTCTTGATATCCTCAGTTAATTGGTTACCCCCAAGTAATTTTCTTGATGCTGATAATAATTTTTTTATTTCTTCGTAATTAGTCATTTTTTAAATATTTATTAAAAATTTCAAAATTAAAGGCCGGACTAACATCAGTAAAATCACTATCAAAATTACTTTTAGTTACAATACCTTCAAATTTTTCTATACCGTTTATTTTTGTATTATGTTCCACACTTTTTAATGGAATATTAGTTTCTTTGGTTAACTTAACACACAATTTTGAGGTTAAAATAATTTGTTCCTCAGGATATGGTTGCCAAAAAAAATAATCTCTCCATGTTTTATTAAAAACCTTTTGTTTATAAATATCACCAATCCAATTAATGTGATAATTTTTTAATGGTTCTTTTTCTAACCAACCTAAATTTTCCAAACAAACAATTACAGAGTTTCTGTTTATAGATGATGTTGTGTTGTAATTAGTATATTCATCATTATCCAATAACTGAAGAACTTTACCATCTCTTGTTACAATATAGTTGGGAATTTTATCATATTTACCATTATATCTATACTTTAATGATTGTAAAAAATCATTTATGTTTCTAGACGTATTAGTAAGTATAATTTGTGTTTTGTTTTTATTTTTTTTATCTGATCTAAAATTTCCGTATTTTATTATTTTATCAATCATTTGTTTTAGTATATCTTAAAACTTTATTTTGTATGGTTGTATTTACGGTGGTTAGTCCTGTACTAACATATTCTATATTTGACAATTCAACAATTTCAGGTTCAACTTGGGGGACAACTTGGGGGTCAACTTGGGGGGTATAATGTGTTAAATAACTTTCAGGAATCTCAATTTCATCATGTGCGGTATCATGTACGGTATCTTCTTTGTGAGGGACACTGGTGTCCCTCTCTGAATCTTCGTCTTTTCTTTTTCCTTTAAATGCTTGGTTTGTTGCAATAACTAACGTAATTGCTAATGGGTCAAACACAAATATCAGAATTAAAATAAAAAGATTTGCGGTTCGTTTAATATCCCAATCAAGTAGTTCGCTAACATACTTTAAAGCCCCCAACTCACTTCCCGAAATTTCTTTTGATTCCATGTTTAAAATATTAATATCAAGCTGGGTGATACTATCATTCATACTATCAATTCTTTTTGCTATTGTATCTCTTCTTACTTGTGCTTGTGATAGTTGAGATTCAAATAATTTTCTATTACCTTCGTTGGCTCTTGTAATTACCTGTCCGGTTATTCTATCCACAGATTGTGTTGTTGTGTTATTAGATACCCCGTCTCTTAACTTAGTAATGTCCCCATCTAAAATGTTTTTTTCTTTTGTTAGTTCGTCTTTAACTTCTTCAAACCTTTTCTTTTTTACCTCAATATTTTTGACTTGTTTTTCGTTAATTTCAAGTTTTGCAATATTCCCTTGAAATCCTGTACTTAAAAGTCCGTATATTCCAAGTGAAGTTATTAAAGAAAGGGTCACAAGAGCAATGGACATATAAATTTTTAAAATTCCATATGTTTCTTTCCATTTGTCGTGAAGATATGTTGCAATTGCAATTTTAGATATCTCAAGAAATGATCCCATAATAATAACGGGTATTGCCACACCAACAAATACGATTGATAAACCAACAACACTATAATATGCTGCGGTTCCTGACAAACCCAAAGCACAAAATAATAAAAACCAAGGTAAAAATTTTTCTTTCATAATAATTCTAATATATTTATAAATACTAATATAAGGTATTTATATAATTATGTCACTACTTAGAGAAACAATACGTAAAGTTTTAATCTTAGAAAAGAAGATTGCTACAATCAAATCAAATCTTACTGTTACCATGAATTTAAGATACCAACAGGTAAATGTACCTGGAATGAAGACCCACGCTGAAATACAAAAAAAAAGAGATTTTTCAAAAAGTGGTGATATAATTAGAGATTATGATATCTTAAATTCAGTAAAAAAAGTAAAGGATGATATAGTACAATATATTGTAATTGGTGAGTTATATGATGGTGTTGAGTTTGTAATTAAAGATGAATCAAGCTTACTTAGTATTGCAATTAGAATAGAAGAAGTTAATCCTTACGAATTTAATCTTTTTATTAAAACCGTTATGAGGAATGATAATTTTTATGTTGGTAGAAATCAACTAGTTATTACCGCAAAATAAACCCCCACTGGTACCAATGGGGGAGTGTAATTTCATCTTACATCACGAGTAA